GGCAGGCGCAACTACAACGCACGGCGGACGTTCATGGTGCGCCTGCGCTGGGCTCGGCTGCTCGATCTGGCCCGTGAGCTTGACGTGGGATTCTGGCAGCACGGCGCGGCGGCCAAGTTGGCACGCGCCCTGGGCGTCAGCCGCTGGACGGTGGCGCGGGACATCAAGCAGATTCGGGCCGCGTTCATCGACCCGGCGCGCGGCCGGATGCGCAAGCGGTGGGGGTGGAAGGTCACGACAGCCGGCACGCGTCGGATCCAGCAGGACCTGACGCAGGGAGCGTCGTCGTGAAGGCGCTCGTTCTCCTCTCGGGGGGTCAGGACTCGGCGACGTGCCTCTTCTGGGCGAAGCACGCGCTCGCAGACCAGGCGCGCGAGCCGGTGGAGCTGCACACGCTCTCGGTCTACTACGGACAGCGGCACGCGACCGAGCTCGAGGCCGCGCGAGCGATCAGCGAGCTCGCAGGTGCGGAGAGCCACGTCGAGGTCGACCTCGGTCTCCTCTTCACCGGGTCGGAGTCGGCGATGCTCCTCGGCAACGACGCCGAGATCCGCGCGGAGGGGGGCATCCCGGACGCGGCGATGCCGCAGGGGCTCCCGACCACGTACGTCCCTGGACGCAACCTGCTGTTCATCGCAGCGGCCGCGGCTCGCGCGGGGGCGATCGGTGCGGACGTCGTGGTGACCGGGGTGTGCCAGACCGACTACTCGGGCTACCCCGACTGCCGGCAGACGTTCGTCAACGCGCTCCAGGCCGCGCTCGACGAAGCGTGGCCGTCGACCGAGGTCGGCGGGATGCCGCTGCGCCGGTCGCCGCGCATCGTGACACCGCTGATGCGTCTCACGAAGGCGGAGACGGTGACGATGATGGTCGGCTTCGCGTGCCGCGAGAACAAGGGGGCATGGTGGGCGACGGCGCCGTGGCGCGCGCTCGGACGCTCGGTCACCTGCTATCGCGGACTTCGTCCCGGGTGTGGGTCGTGCCCGGCGTGCATCCTGCGCGCGAGCGGCTTCGCGGACAACGGAGTCGACGATCCGGCGCAGGTCGGTGCGTTCACCGCCTCGCAGGGTGCGGAGGGGCGCGAGCTCGTCGAGGCCCTGCGAGACGGCATTAAGGTCTAGGAGGTCCGTCGTGCCGAAGCCTCAAGAACCCAACCTCGATCCCGAGGACGTCGCCCGCGGCCCGGTCGCGCAGGAGGTCCGTGCGCTGATCCGCGCGCATGAATCCGAGGGCGCGCCGCCGGCGCCGTTCGACCGGTTGACCGATCAGGAGCTGCGGGTCGCGACGGCGTACGCGCTCGGGACGACGCGCGCCGACCTCGCGCGTGCGATGGGGCTCTCGGTCCGCACGGTCGACTCCCATCGTGGGCACGCGTTCGCGAAGCTCGGCGTGCGGACCGAAGCCGAGCTCGCGCGGCTTGCGATCCGCGTCGGATTCGTGAGTTGCGACCGCACCGAGCTGCGCACCGCGCTGCGAGCGTTTCCCGATGGGGATGGCCCACGTCAGCATGGCTTCGACGCACGGTTCTCGGACCTGTGGGCCGCTGCGTGGAGAACGATCGGCGGTCACGAGGTCTACGTGATCCCGTCGCGGGTCAACACGGCGGACCTGACCGCGGTGATCCTCGCCGAGGATCACACCACCCCACCATGGAAGCACCTCGAGATCCCGATGGAGGAGCCGTGAAGACCTACGTGATCAAGGAGCGATTCCGCACGATCCAGGGCGAGGGGTTCCATGTCGGGACGCCGGCCCTGTTCATCCGGTTCGCCGGGTGCAACATGTGGAACAGTGCCGAGGACGATCGCGAACGAGACGCTGTGCGGAACCGAGCCGCGTGCCCGCGCTGGTGTGACACCGACTTCGTCGGGGGCGAGCGGCTCACGGCGGACCAGGTGGTCGACCACGCCGCGGCGAGCCGGCCAACACCCCTCGTGGTCCTGACCGGAGGCGAGCCGCTGCTTCAGGTCGATGTGCCGCTCCTCGCGGCGGTCCACCGCGCGATGCCGGAGGCGACCATCGCGATCGAGACGAACGGGACCGTCCGTCCCTCGTGGTGGTGGAACGACGACGAGGTGCGCGGGCCTGGCTACCCGGTCGTGCAGGTGGTCGACGGGTGGCAGCACGTCGCGCCGCGACCGTGGATGACGATGTCCCCCAAGCGCGCGCGGTACGAGACCGTGCTTCCCTGGGCGGACGAGCTGAAGCTCGTGGTACCAGACTACGACCCGCGTGACTGGGAGGACTTCCCGGCGCGTCACCGCTTCGTGCAACCGCGCGCCGATCGCTCGGTGCGTGACGAGAATCAGGAGTTCCTCGCCGCGTCGTGGGTCGCGGGCGGGACCAGGTGGAGGCTGAGCCTCCAGACCCACAAGATCGTGAGGATGCCTTGATCCAGCCGTTTTCTCCCAAGGTCAACGATGTCGTCGAGGCGATCGACAGCTACCGCCACACGTGGCGGCTCGCCACCGTCGACAAGGTCCCCGACCCCACCAAGGGAATCGCGTTTTACCACCTGACGCCCGTCGACGATTCGCGCCAGACGATGGTGTGCAACATCGGCGAGTTGCGACCGCAGCAAAGCGAGCCCGCCCTGTCGGTCCCGGTGGACGTGTCCGGTCTCGAACGCGCGAAGGAGATGGTCGCCTCGTTGATCGAGGAGACCGAGACGCGGTGGATGGCGATGCTCGACCGGGTCGCCGCGCGGACCGCTGAGGTGAACGCACCGTTCCGCGCGCGTGTCGTCGGTCCTGTCGGGTGTTCGATCGGCGGGCACGTGATGTCCACGGACGGGCGGTCGTCGCACCTGCGCGGCGTGCACTTCGACGAGCTCCACGTCGACGATCCCGACGGTCCGCACGCGGCCCGCCCGACCTCGCCACCCGCGGGTCGGCTCGCGACGGTCCTGCGCGATCTCCTCCCCGAGGGGGTCAAACTCGATCCCGAGACGCCGGGTCGCATGTTCGCCGCGCTCGCGGACATGCTGGACGGCTACGACGAGCAGGTCGACCTGAAGACGTTCCCTCTCCCCAGGGACACCGACCCAGGTGTCGTGCTCGTCAGGGACATCCCGTTCGCCTCGCTGTGCGAGCACCACGTGCTGCCGTTCTCGGGGCGCGTCTCGGTCGCGTACCTTCCCGGGCCGAAGCTGGTAGGACTCTCGAAGATCCCGCGCCTCGTGCGCACGATCTCGCGCCGGCTTCAGACGCAGGAGCGGCTCGGCCAGGAGATCGCGGACACGCTCGGGCTCGGCGTTGACGCGCGGGGCGTCATGGTGGTCATCACCTCGCAGCACTCGTGCATGTGCCACCGCGGCATCGAGTCGCCGGGGCAGATGCAGACGTCGTGCGTGCGCGGTGTGTTCCGCCACAACGACGCGGCGCGCGCCGAGGTTCTCCAGCTCCTCGCGATGAAGTAGGCTGCTTACCATGCCCGCGCGCAAGCGCATGACCGAGGAGCTCGCCGATCGTCTCGCCTTCACGGCCGAGATGATGGTCCGGTTGCGCTCGTCGCGCCGGGTCGAGGTCGAGGTCTCGAAGCGATTCGGCGTCGACCCTCGGACGGTGCGCGCGTGGATGAAGCGCGTCCGTGAGCTTCGCCGCGAGGAGATGGGCGCGGTCGATCGCATCATGGCGCGCGACGACATGCGCGAGAGCCTGAACACCGCGGCCGCGCTGGCGATCGGGCGCATGCACGTTGTCAAGGACAAAGACGGCAACCCGATCATGGAGGACTTCATCGACCCGGCGACGGGTCAGGTGCTGAAGCGGGTCGCGATGCGCGCGAACCCCGACCTTCAGCGGTTCCTCCACGCGTGCCGTGAGCTCGTCCACCTCGACGGTCTCGCTGAGGAGGCGCCGTCTGCGCCGATCAAGGTCGAGGTCGAAGCGACGAAGCTCCCGGACCTCGCGAAGCTCCCGCCGGCGACCGCGCGCAAGGCGGCCGATGCCCTCGCTCGGTACGTGCAGGCCGTCGCGCCGAACGGGGACGCGTCCGCGATCGCCGGCGACTGGTTCAAGCTCGCAGGCGACGAGCCGGTCACTACGATCGAGACGCCTGCACCGAAGACCGACCCCTCGCCCTCGCCGCCCTTGACGGAGCCGGAGGGCGCGTGAGCTTCCGGATCGACGCGGACGGCTCGACGCCGCTCGCACCCGTCGTCGATCCGGGTCGGCTCGCGGAGGAGCTCGCGCGGAACCCGCGGGCCGCGGCGCAGGCGCTCGCGAAGTACCGCGCGGAGACGTCGCTGATCGACTTCACGCGTTTGTGCTGGAAGGTAATCGAGCCCGGCAACCCGTTGCGCGTCGGCTGGGCGATGTGCGCGATCGCGGAGCACCTGGAGGCGGTGTCCAAGGGGCAGATCCGCAACCTGCTGATCAACGTCCCGCCCGGGTTCTCCAAGAGCCTGCTGACGAACGTGTTCTGGCCGGCGTGGGAATGGGGACCGCAGGACCGCGCGGATCTGCGGTACATCAGCTGGTCCTACGCGGAGCACCTGTCGAAGCGCGACAACGAGCGGTGCCGTGACCTCATCAAGCACCCGCTCTACCAGGCCCTGTGGGGTGACCGCTTCAAACTGAAGGCGGACGCCAAGGAGAAGATCAACTACAAGACCGACAAGCTCGGGTTCCGGCTCGCGTCGTCGATCAAGGGCGTGGGCACCGGCGAGCGCGGCGATCGACTGATCCTCGACGACCCGCACTCGGTCGAGGGCGGTGACTCCGACGCCGACCGCGAGCACACGCTGTCCTGGTTCGCCGGCACGATGACCACGCGCGTCCGCAACGCGAACCCCCAGCGTGAGTTCGTCGACGGCGTGTGGGTCAACCCGTCGTCGACGGTGATCATCATGCAGCGCGTCCATCGGCGGGACATCAGCGGGCTCATCATCGACCAGGGCTTCCCGTTCGAGCACCTCCTGATCGAGATGGAGTACGAGGGCGCGGCGCACCCGCGCCGCTCGCACACCGGGTGGCGACCGTCGTCCATCGGCTACGTCGATCCACGCGCGGCGCGGGTCGCGGCGATCACCTCCGAGCTCGAGAAGCGCCACGAGGAGTTCGAGCGGACGCAGTCGACGTTCCGGGTCGCGTCCGACGCGACCCTCGAGACCGCGGAGCGCGTCGCGTCGGACGAGGAGCGGGAGCGCACGTGGTGGCACGTCTTCGGGGAGACGTGGGGGAAGGTCGCGCTCGACCGCGCGTCGCTTGCGGACCCGGTGCGCTTCACGCGCGCGGCGACCGAGGAGGCCAAGGATCGACTCCGCCACAAGCGCGGCTCGAACGCCGTCGCCTCGCAGTTCCGGCAGTGGCCCCACGAGGGGACCGGGATGCTGTTCCGCCGCGAGGACTTCCGGTTCTGTGGCCCTGGGGACGACGTCGAGACGCTTCCTCCGCCGGGGCGCGATGACTGCCGCGGCTGGGACCTCGCCGCAAGCGACAACGCCGGCGCCGACGCGACCGCGACCGTCAAGCTGCGCATGGACGCGGACGGACGGATCTTCGTCCTGCACGCGGAGGCGGTCCGCAAGTCGCCGGCCGGCGTCGAGGACTACATCCGCGACACACTCCGCGGCGACGGGGTCGACGTCGTGCAATCGTTCCCGCAGGACCCAGGCTCGGCTGGCAAGCACGTCGTCAATTTCATCGCCCGCAAGATCGCGCACGGACACAAGTTCCGAAGCTCGCCCGAGTTCAAGAAGAAGACGGTCCGCGCGGAGCCGATCGCGTCGCAGGTCCAGACGCCGCACCGGAACGTGTACATCGTGCGCGGCGCCTGGAATGCCGCGTTCATCAGCGAGCTCGAGGAGTTCCCGCACGGGCTCCACGACGATCTCGTTGACGCGGTCGCGCGCGCGTACGATGCTCTGCTCCAGGCTTCACCTATCGGCGAGATGGTCGCCCCGAAGCTGTTCATCGCCGAAGACCCCACGACCGCGAGCTTCTAACCCATGGGCCTGTTCGAGTACCTCTTCCGACGCACGAAGAAGCCGGTGACGCAGGCGAGCGGGACCGACGGCGTCGGCGCAATGGGCGGCCGACTCTACTCGTTCGAGCAGAACCCGGCGATGCAGGGCCGGGACTTCTACACGACGCTGACGAACATGATCGCGAACACGGCGATCGTGGGCACCGGCGTCCGGTACTTCCAGAACCTGATCGGCGGGACGTCCTGGACGGTGGAGCCCAAGGATGGGACCGGCGAGCTCGGTCAGCGTGCGGCCGATCTTGTGCGCGAGGGCCTCTTCGAGGCGAACATGCCCGACGCCTGGTCGACGACGGTCAAGCGCGCCGCCCTCTTCCGCATGTTCGGCTTCTCGACGCACGAGTGGACGATGCGGCGGCGCAACGACGGTAAGATGGTCTTCGCCTCGATCGAGCACCGTCCACAGGCGACCGTAGAGTTCTGGGACATCGATGACCGTGGCGGTCCGGTCCGGGGCATCGTGCAGCGGCCGATCGTCTGGGGCGACTACTACTACGTCCCGCGCGAGCGGCTCCTCTACTGCGTCGACAAGAGCCTGACCGAAAGCCCGGACGGCGTCGGCCTCCTGCGCCACGTCGTCGAGAGCGCGCGTCGCCTGGACCGCTACGTCCAGCTCGAGGGCTACGGCTACGAGACCGACCTCCGCGGGATCCCCCTCGCGCGCATCCCCTACCAGGAGCTCGAGGAGTACGCGAAGAACAAGAGCAAGCCGAAGGGATGGGTCGCCGACCAGGTGAAGCCAGTCGAGGACTTCCTCCAGAAGCACATCCGTAACCCGTGGATGGGGCTGTCGATCGACTCAATCCCCTACATCCGCGACTCGAACGGGAAGACGGAGATCTCGACGGTCCCGCAGTGGGCCATCGAGCTGCTCAAGTCCGAGACGACGGGGCTCGGGGAGATCAACGTCGTGATCGAGCGGCTCAACCGCGAGATCGCGCGCTGCCTGGGGATGGAGTTCCTCATGATGGGCGGCGATGGCAAGGGCTCGAATGCGCAGCATCAGGACAAGACGTCGATGTTCGCCGCGATCCTCGAGTCGACGCTGCACGAGCTGGCGTGGTTCGTCGTGCACGACCTCGTGTGGCCACTGCTCCAGATGAACGGGCTCGACCCCGAGCAGGTGTGCCCGCAGGTGATGCCCGACCCGATCGCGACGGAGCGCATCGAGACCGTCGTCGACGCGCTGTCGAAGCTCGCGACCGCCGGTGCCGTGCTGATGCCCGATGACCCGGCGATCAACCAGATCCGCCGGCGCCTGCACCTCGCCGAGCAACCGGACCTCCCCCCGGACATCCTCGGCACGCTCCCGCAGTCGCGCCAGCCGGCACTCGCCCCCGAGGAACCGGAGGACGAGGCCCCGGCGAAGCCGGGTGCGCGGGCGGTGAAGTCGTCGTTCCGCGTCGACGCGGACACCGTCCTGTCCTCGGTCGCCGTCCCGCGCGACAAACTCACCGAGATCATCGAGCAGCTCGAGGGTTTCGCGAGCGCGGAGACTACGAAGTCGTGGGGGCAAAGCGAGCTCGAGTACCAACGATCGCGACGCGCGGCGATCCTGGCGACCCGGCCGCTCACCGCCGGCGAGAAGCGCCTGTTCGACGCGCTCGAGGCCGTCGCCGAGGACGAGGCGCGCGAGGAGTGACCCATGGGGACGATCGTCGTCGACGGGAACAACTACACGGTGTACGGCGACCTGGCGGCCGCGAAGCTGTACATCGCCGGCCTCACGACCGGTGGCGGTGTCGCGTGGCGCGCCCTCACCGACCCGGAGAAGCAACGTCGCACCCTCCAGGCGTTCCTCTTCCTGGAGCGCCAGCCGTGGCAGGGCGAGGCGGTCAACGGACCGCGCCCCGCACTCCAGTGGCCTCGTACGGGGGTCACGTACGCGAACGGCGAGCCGGTGGCGAGCGCGACCGTACCCGTCGAGATCGAGTACGCAGAGTACGAGCTCGCGGCGATCTACGCGGTCAACGCCGACGCGTACAGCCAGGCGAACAACGGGTCGAACGTCAAGCGTGTGAAGGCCGGTCCCGTCGAGGTCGAGAACTTCAGCGGGACCGCGACTTCGGGCGACGCGACGAAGTTCCCGACGGAGGTGATGGACCTCGTCGGGCAGTTCCTTGGCGCGGCGACGGCGTCATCGGCGCGCTCCTCCGCGTCGGGGCTCTGCGACGAGTCGCATTTCGATCACTGCGGGAACGTCACGCCGTACACGCGAAACGGCGCGTTCTAGCCTGACGACCCGAGCGTCTGGAGAACGACGGTCTGCATGTTCAACGGTCCTGCGCCCAATGGATGCGGCGGACGGTGATCTCCCCCCCGAGGACGCGCTTCCCGCGCTCTTCGTACACGCGCGAGACGACCTGCCCCAGGTGGCGACCGCACGCGTGATCGGGCGTGTCGCCGTTGCCGATGTAGACGTCCCACCGCGCGCCCGCGGTGCAGATCCCGCCCTCGCCGTTGATGTGGCCGCACCTGATGTCGAACGGTTTCGTCATGGCCTGGCTCCTAGTCATTGATGAGGAGGACGGTGACAATGGCGCGACCCCGGGGGAGTCCGCCTCGTAACGGAACCCGGTGACGTCCTCACCGTCAGTGGTCAGCTCGGGGTGGTGAAACTTGAACGACACCGGACCGACGCGCCCGTCCACGATGATGTGTGGTGGAGGGTACGTCCCCGGCTGGACGTCAAGGTCCGACATCTCGGCGACGAGCTCCAGTCGCTCGCCCGGGACCCGGGTGAACAGGGTGTGGGACACCCTCACGCGATCACCCTGGACGCGGAGACGTTCCCGTGCGCGTCCAGGACGCGGACCTCGTGCCCCTGGTAGAGCGTGCGGAGGAGGGTCCAAAGCTGCGTCCTGGAGTGCGTGGGCACGAAATTCTCGTTCGTGCGGTCGTCCCACCGGCGACCCGGGACCTCGCGCCACCCTGCGACCGCGACCGGGCGGTACGGGGCGCGGACGTAGCATCCGGTCCCACGCGTGGACGGGCGGACCTCGACGGGCTCCTTCGCCGGGGCGTCCTTGCCCCGGTACTCGATACGCTCGGCGACCTTGCGGAACCCCAGCTCGCGGAGGGCCTGGCACCCGGTCGCGCGGACCAGCTCGTCGTGGAGGTTGGCCGCGATCTGGTGAATGAGACGGTTCGCCTCCGCGCGGATCGTATGCGGGCTCGCTGGACCGGCCGCGGAGACTGCGTCGATCTCCGCGTTCCATCCGTGGCGCTCCCGACAGATCGGCCCGATCCCGAGCTCGGCGGAGATCGCGTCGCGCAGGGGCCGCGCGCAGACGACGCAGTGGGTGGCAAGCATCTTCGTGGACGTGGCGTTCTCGTAGCTCATCTTTCGTTCCTTCCCGTCCCCTTACATCGGGACAACGTTGAGGTCTTCGATCCGTTCCATGGTGGTCCGCTT